TCGGGAATTGGATCCGGGGGAACGGGGGTGGGATCAAAGGGAACATCATAAATGAGGGAGATATTTGAGGGCGAAATCGGAACTGAGAAGGATGGATTCTCGAGACGAATATACATTTGCATGGTAATCGTACTACTCTCGCCTGGTGGGGTTCGATGTTGTCCGAAAACCATGAAGATGAAATCACCCCACAATTTCCTATCCTGGCCGATGGTGTTGACTTCGGTTTTTGTGTGCAGGATAATGAAAGGGACAAGCAGGGGCCACGGAACATGGACTACAGGCTGGACGGACTCACAAAGTGAGAACATAGCTCCGTCGATGGTGCGTGACGTGACTTCTGTATAAGCATCGTCATTATCGTACCTCAAATCCAATCGGGGGGGCTGGTAATAGACCTTAGCGAGGCCTTGGGCAGTCATGGGCATGTTGTAACGAAGCTCAATTTTCATGGAATCAAATTTGAAATAATCAAAAGAGCGAGCCATTTCTTTAAAGGGGCCATGCGCGTTCAGAAGGTCTAAAATGCTGAATCGCTGATAAGATCCTATCTCCATATCACCACTCCACTCTACTTTGCCAACGAGATAGTCTCTTGAGATGACATCTGAAATGGTCCAGTTGTTATCTCGCTCCGGGGCAGTGGAATCGGGGATGGTAGTGCCATCATTGGTTGCTAAGATGGCTGTGGTGTCGACGTCCAAATCATGGACCTCCTCACGAGCGGTGACGAGCCCGCCTACGTCAGTCTGAACTGGTTCCGTCATAGGAAAAGGAGAGCAAGTTCGGCGATGGAAATGCCGGTCTGTACTATTCCGTTAACCCTTTCGGCTTTCTGGTTCTGTTTGCTGGCGTCTAACTGAGCTTTTCGGTCGTTAGCTTCTATTTGGTCAGCACGAGTATCCCAAGGGGAGAAATCACCACTTCCAGTGCCAATAGGACTGATCTTGGGGAAGGTCTTGTAATAATTACAGATAGCAGTACTGGCGGTAGCTGCTACGTTGCCTGCACCAAAAGCTACTGACTGAGCTTTCGAAAGTGAAAAGGATTTCTTTTGTTGTTCCAAATTCGCTTCGGTAGTGAAGGGCGCCGAGGTAAGGGGGCGGGTAGTATTGGTTCCCACTGTTGTACGTCCCGAGCCCACTGTTGAATTGGCTCCCAATCTTTGGTTTCCGTCGAGTTTCCGAGGTTTGAGTTGTTGTTTACGAGAAACGTTTTCGTTGATATTTTCTTCGAAAACACTTCTAGCCCTGTTGACAGCTTCTCGGTTTTGAACTCCGTAACTTGTAACGTCTGTACCGACGTATTTGGACTGGTTTCCGGGATTAAAAAGTGGATTCCTTGAGGGTGTTGCACCCGGTGGGAATGAGGGTTCAATGGGTCGAACGTATTTAAAACCGTTTCGGTACTCGGCAGATAAATCGGCCTTACTCGAGCCAGGTTGGTGTTTAAAATTTCCGGGGGTAATCTCTAAAATGTCGTGGACAGTGTCTCCAGGAACAAAATTAATTTTGGGAAAAGGGAGTTGAACTTCACGGGCACCAACTGAATTGTAAGCGCCGGAGTGGACAAAAGGAGATCTACGATCACGGGAAACTAACTTCGCTGGAGGAGGGACGGCGTTATAACTGGGGACGATCTTAGTTTTGGCTATTGATGTAGGTAAAGGTTGAGGTTTGGGGGCCTCAGAATGGTTTTTAATGAAAATATCGGAAAAACCGGGTTTAGAGCTTGACATAATAGTCAGAAAAGAACGTTGTTAGATAATTTTATCTTTGATTGAGCACAAAACGAAAACATTTAAAAGGCAGCCATTTTGATATAATAATAAATTCATGAAAGATAAAATTGTTTAAACCGCACTCCGCCGGCACACCGGATTCCTAGCAACTAAGCACCCTGCTAGGTAGGCTAACACGCTAACCCAAGCGTATCGGGCTGCCATGTCTCACACATTGCAATAAATAATGTGAGTGTCATGTTCACAGCTTTCAGGAAACGGACCGTAAGGGCGGGATCAACCTACATAAAAGGAAGAACAGGTGTTCCGTTGTTTAGTATAAATACAGAGCTTCATCGCACCCGCTCAGCCCAACGGAAAACAGGTTATGCTAATACGATACTGGAATACTCCGATGCGGCGCGACCCGCTAGAATAACCAGCCGAGAATACTCAAATTCGGTCTATCTCTCCTACTCGCGTAGCGGGCGAACCTCGACTCTACGAACGAATGCGGTCATGATAGCGGGGATCCGAAAGTGAGCGATGTCTGGGACTGACATCGGATGGGTTGGGATTAGACTGCAAGATAGAAAGATTTAGGGTTTGAAGAGAACCCCAACACAAAATAAAAATAAGAAGGGTTGTATTTTTGGTATTTTATTTTTATTTATATATGATACGACAAAGGACGGTCCAAAGAAGTAGAACTTTCCCACATATACTGATTCAGGCTCAAACAGACTGTGTCTAGACAACCGAATCTCGATAGGTACTAGTAAAACTAAGGACTCAAAGACGTAAATCTATGAAACTATATATTTAAACTAAAAAGTGCAACATTTAACGTATGCTACAGAGCTAGTCGGACTAGAACGATGTACGAGACGCGTCACGTATAATAGGCAAAATAAATGCGTAAAATAGGTGCGGCGCCTGGTCGAAAGTCTAGCGAGACCGAACAACGTCCAAAAGGGTGAGGGATTAAGGAGGGGTGCATAAAAGCACCC